CGAGCCGGTCGAAAAAGTCCCGTCCTCGTCTATTTCGTACACGCCCACATAAGCTGGGTTTGAACCGCCCTTCCAGACAAAATCAAAAGCGAAATCACCAGTAAAAGTCTTGTTAGTTCTGATCGCTCCTTGGTTGCCGCCTGTGGCAACAATGTCATTAGCCAGCGTACTAAAGTCTCCCGTGTCGCCGTTCCATTCAGACGCTGTTGTCATTGCTACGCCAACACCGCTGCCGGTGGAGTAGTCTGCACCGAGGTAATTGCTGTCTGTAAACGGTAGGTAAAATCCCTGATTGCCAAAAGTATTCGACGACGGGTCTATAGGTCGCCAGATACCTGAATCCGAGTACTCGCCAAAAGCGGTTGGAGCTAGGCTTTGCGAGTCGCAATAAACCACCTCGGAAACATACCCGTCCCAGTCATGGCCTGTCCCACCTGACCAGCTACCAATTCTCCAATCCGCTGAATTTGTAAATATATCTGCATTTTGAGACGGATAAGTAGTGCTGTCATAATCTGTAATCAACGTCCCATTAATGTACAGTCTTACTCTGTCAGCCGCCGTGGCTTGACTCGTGTCTATCCGTAAGACCGCATTATACCAAGCGTGAGGGTCACGAAAAACCATAGTGGTTGTATTACTAATTCCCGTTGCGCCACCATTAACAAGAAGTTTGTCGCTTGCTCCAAGAATCAAAAGCTCAATTCTTGGACTACTTCCATCCCCGTGGTTCCAAATTCTTAGATTGTTACCACTTGGAAAATCACCACGCTTAAACCATACGGATATCGTGCCAATGTCTGCGTTTGAGGGATTAGATGATGAATCACCTGTATTTATTTTGCGGAGGTATTCACTATCGCCATCATTTAACAGCATACTGTTATCGACCGAAAAGCCGCCAGCGCCACCAGCTCCGGCTGCGCCCATCATTGCATTGACTATGGCACTCATCCGAAAGCCGCCCCCACGAGCGCACCCTTGTAATTAGTGCCGCCGTCGTAGGTCCAAAACACCAGCGTGTCGGTCCCGCTCGTCGATAACGTGGGGGCCGTCGCCGAGGGCCAATCCAGGCTGGCCGGAAAATTTAGCGTGGAACTCGCGCCATTGGTTATGTGGACCACCATGCCTGCCAATTCATCGCTGGCGGTCGGATTCGTGAAGCTTAGGGTCGTAGTGCCGCCAATCGTCATGGTGAAGTGATTGGCCGTGGAAAGATCCAGGGCCGTCGATCCGCTGACCGAGCCGAGCGCCGAGGTTACCGTGCCGTAGTCCTTTAGGTTTATTTTCGAGACAATGTTGTCCTGACCGTCGAGCGCCCCGCCGAGCTGCGGCGTGGTGTCATTCACCACGTCGAATGAGCTGTCTGACATGTCGACCGTGTTAGCCGAGTAGTTGAAGGTCATCACAGTGCCCGCCCCATCGTAGTGCTTCAAGATGGGCGCTGTCGCGCTTGTGGTGTCTAACCAGAAGCTCCCGGCAACTGCACTGCTCGGCCTGGAGCTGCCGCTGTGTGACGTGTTAAACGCCGCTAGGATAAGGTTCAGCTCTGACCGAAAATCGGCGAACCCTTGGTTGGCTAAACTGACGTCTGATTGCTGGCTCATTAGTAACCTCTCGCGATGTAATCGAATGTGCGGCTGACTGCGCTGCCGCTGGAGTTGAAGAAATTAATGTCAAAGCTTGTGGCCGACTTGTTTGAAACGCTGAAGCCGTCGCCTGCCGACATGCCTTGAGCTGCAATGCCGATGGCTGGGGCCGTAACGGAAAACGGCGTGGGATAGGTAACCGTCTTTGTGCTGGTGCCGCTGCTAATATTGGCCTCTGAGTTGAGTATGTCGGGCATATCAGCCGTGACGCTTAGGGCCGTAACCTTAGGCGAGACCTTTTGGTTTAGGCTTTCGAGGTTAAGCCGGAACTTGTAGCCCCTGGCCGTATAGTCGCCGACAACAAAGTCCGAGAAGTCACTGAACGACGCCCCGCCGCTGTCGGGGTCGTCCGTGGTGGTCGCGACTTGTAGATTGCTCGATGCGTTACTCGGTGCATCGCCATCAAATGAGCCAGCTCGGTCGTCAAAATTACCCGTGGCTAGATCAAATAAGTTATGCCGGTCGACAATGCTTTGCGTAATGCTTGCCGTCACACGCGAGGTAAACGTCGCGCCTAAATCAATTGTCGACGCAAAGTCATAGGTGCCGGATGCGCTGACGCTGGCCGCTACACCACCACTATCGAAAAAGCCGGTCGCGTCATCAAAATTGCCCGTTGTGCTATCAAACAAAGCCGTCGACGTGAGCTGCAAGCCGCCGTCCAAGACTTGGACCGATGACTTGGTGCCAGCGAAGCTCGGGTTTTCCGTAACCGTGGCGACACTGTTAAAGCCGGTGACGCCGGATATGGTGGAAACGACAATGGCCTCCGTGCCACTCTCGTTGCCAGACTTGTCCCTCGCCTTAATGCAATAGCTGCCGACCATCGCTGGCACGGTCACGCTGGTTGCCGGACGCGCCACTTGGGTTACCAAGTCAACGCTGTTATTCCAGTCGGCCCCGCTAGTCGCTGTCGAAAACCTGATGATGTAATATTCCAGGTCCAGGTCATCGATGCCGGTCCATGTTAAAAGCGCTTGGTCGCCAATGACGTTGATGGCAAAGTTAGTCACGTTAGATGGCGGTGCAATCTCACCCACCACTACATGGCTCGTAGATGCGTAAGCGCTCTCAACGCCTATTGAATTAATGGTCTTGGCCCGCACCTCATAAGTTTGCCCGGATATAACGCCCAGCACTTCCCAGTTAAGCTCCGAGCCGACGCCAATCACTTTGTAGGCGCTGTCGCCGCTTTTGCGGTACTCGACCTGAAAGTTTTCCGTAAAAGCCGTAGTCGGGGCCGTAAGCGTAATGCCAAGCCGGACGATGACCGTGCCTGCGTTGAACAGCTCCAGGGTGTCCGTAACCGCAATGCTGGGCGCATCTACTAGTAGCGGATTGGCCAGCGTCGTATCCGGTGCCGGGTCAATGGTGGTCTCGTCGCCGGTCGACCAATCGTATGAGGTTGATGCCTCCTCTTGCAGGACCATGCTAACGCCGCCGGTCGGCGCGAAAGCCCAGCTCAGGACCCTAAACTCTTTACTCGAAAAGCCGAGCTGGCTGTTGGTCAAGCTTATGACGTCCCAGACGGCAATATCCATAGCCGAGTAATTACAGGTCAGCTCGACCGTTATTCCTTGGCGGCTTTTCTCCAAAAGTATTTTAGCGAGGCGCTGCGCCCGCACCGGATTGGTCGTGTAGGGCAGCTCAACATCTCTATAAAGATCCTCGCCATCTGCCGAGGCATAGGTCGAGTTTTTGATTATCGGAAAGTCTGAGACCTGCCACTTGTTGTATGGGTCCACATAGGTCCCACGCACATGGTTGAACAAATCAGACCGCGCAATGTGGGGCCGGACCTTAATGCTGTCGATGATGTCGTCGTTTACGATGGTCGCGCTTGATGACGTACTCGTCCCCGCAAACACCGAATACTGGCCTTTGCTGTAGACCACCGCACCGGCCATGCCGATGATCAGGTCGTCCATGATCTCAATGGGCCGAGCGTCTAGCTTAAAAGATCCGTCGGTCGTATATCTGGGCTGGCCGCTGGCGGTAATCGTGTGAGTGCCGCTGCCGGTATCCGTAATGTCGATCAAGGTGCCTGCGATGGCGTTGGCGTAGCTGCTTGCCAGTTTAAACTTAAGCCCCGCATCCCCATCGTCTGGCACATAAAAATAGTCGGTCGAAAGTGCCAAGCCCGCTGGCAATGTGCCGGTCGTGGTCAGCCGGACCTTGTCGCCAAAATAAAACTGCTTAGTCGCCGTTGCTCTGGTGCATTGGCCGCTGCCGAGATAGTCGTGTCATTAACCTCGCTCGACAGGCAGGCAAGCCCGTCCGTGCTGGTCAGATAATCGCGGACAATGAGCGCAGGGTTATTGGTCCAGCGTGTGGCGCTATCCCGAGGGTCGAGAACCTTTTTGCCTTTGACCGTGGCCTTTACGTTAGGAATGCCGGTCGGGAAGACCTTGGTGTCGTGTTCAAGCCGGACATAGACGTAAGCGATGCCCTTGAGCTGGTGCGCGGACGTCCAGTCCGTCACCTCGCTCACAAGGTCGCTGTCAGCCGCTTGGCTGCTCGTGCCGAGATGCTTTTTAATTCGGACCTTGCCAGAAAAAGTGCCTGCATTGACGTTGCCGCTGCCGTCCAGTTGGCTGATCAATATTTCGGTGTCGTTCAGATAGACCGAGCCAATTTCTTCGACCTCATGGTTAGCAAGCGCGACGACCATATGCAGATACTTATTTTCTGAGCCAGTCGATGCCGCAAAGACCAGCGGGCCGGACGCGATCATCTGCCCGTAAACCACCCGGCGCGGCGTGGCCCCCGTGCGGACAACCACATGGCGGTCCTGGCTCTCAACCTGAAAGCTCGGCGTGTCGGCCTTTGACTTTTTGCCAAGCACTGCCGACAGCGCATAGGACACCGCCATGTTGAGGGCAATGCCACCGAAAAATGTAAACGGGTTGAAGCCGCCAAAAAGCCCGCCGCCACTAGTCGCGCTGACTGCCGCTTTGGCAACCGTGACGACCGACTTGACGATGTTCGCAACGCCCGAGAAAAACGACCCCCAGCCCATTGTCTAGGTCCTCCCCCACACAAGCTGCTTGTCGACCATCTCAGACATAAATTCGAGGCCCTTGTCGCCTGCAAAATAGTTTTGCTGATCCTCGTTGGTATATCGCCGGATGCGGGCCTTATCCCAGTCTACCAGACGACTTTCGATGCCTATCTGTATGCTGGCGGTTTTGCCCAGCTCAATGTCCATTGAGTCCATGCGGCCTTTGAAGGCCACGAAGGGGTCTGCAACGAGCGCATAGTTAGCGTCGAGAAAACCGAGGTACACTGTCGCCGGGCGGTTTTGGTATGTCTGCCCGATGGCGAGGCTTAGGTTTGCTGACGGCACACCGTTAAGGCCGACGAGAATACGGTTAGCCTCTAGCTCGGTCCCCTCCATAACCTGTGAGATGCTCGCAAAGTGTCCAGCGGCATCGTAGTTATTTGAGTCGTAGGTGACGTCGCGGTCGGCTGTCGTATAGCGTACAGTGCCGTCAGAAAACTCTAGGTCGATCAGCAAAACCGGGCGAACGACGCCCGCTGCGGCTGCATTTGCCGCTGCCGTGGTTAATGACCTCGACATCTAAAATTGCTCTACGCCTGAAAAGCTTATTTCATAAAGGCCCTGGCCATTAATTTTCCATTGGGCCTGCCCATCGTCCACGAGGGCCATAACGCATGTGGGCGTGGCAACAATAACCGTGGCGTTATTAGACGGGCTGGTGCGGATTGATGGCTCTATCGAGAGCGTGGCATTGCCGGAGCCGTCTGAGTTTACGTCGGCAGTTACCATTTTCAGCTCGCGCCCGTCTGTCGTGTCGAAGGCAATCATGTCGCCCGCCTTCAATATGCCAGTCACGCTATTGGACCAACCGTCTGTCACCAGCGAATTGCCCGTCTGGCTTGCGCCGTTTACCAAAGGCGTACCCGTAGCTGTGCCGTAGGCGGTCACACGCTTGGGGTCGTATGCGTAGAAGGTATTGGCCTGCCCGCGCAGTTTAGTGAGCCATGCGGTCCATATCCCAGCGTCTGCCGCCGTCTTGTTCGCAACCTCATATGTGGCCGTCCAGCGAGCCCCTGTCAGCTCCAGCACTTGGGTGTTATTCGATAGCGGGCTGGTAAAGCTTTGCGTGTTGGCTTGCAGCCCAAATGAAGTCTGCAAGAAACTGTTTTCGGGGATAGCATAAGTGGTCATCAGGTGCGTCTCCCGACGATGCGGGCGTATCTGCCGCCCCGGCCAATGCTGTCAAAGACCGAGTTAAAGGTCTCCACCTTGATCCGCTCGGCCTCTTGTTGGAGCAGATTGATGGTCGCCGGGTTGGCACCGCTGAAATCATAGTTGTTGGTCACGCTCACGCCATTACCGCCGCCGCCCATCAAATCGCGGTTGCTCATTATTTGGCCGTTGGTGCGAGGCGTAAACAGCTCAGGGCCGCGCTCGCCAACCATGTATGACCGGTTACGCGCAACAGCCCCGCCGTTGGCTCTGC